GGAGAAGAGATACTGGAGGAAGCATCTTACTGATGAAAAAAATACTTTTAAAAATATTAGAACCTATAGTCCTAGCAGGAATGGTAGTATTCTTAGGAATTGTATTTCTTATTGAGACAATAGATCTATTTTTAATTAGACCTATTTTTAGATTATTTAAAAAGAAAAAAAGGAGGAGAAGAGTATGAACTCACTTTTTAAAATCTTTTATACAAAATGGTTTCGTTCTGCACCAGTTGTAGCAACCATATGGTTGACTGTTACAGCAGTTATACTTATAGAGTTTAATTACTTCTTCCCAGACCTTTTATTTCATCCAATGCAATGAAGAAACTATTATTACTAACACCATTCTTATTAGGATGTGGAACAAATATAGGTGGAGGAATATCACTACCATCTAATTTTGATTGGACACCACCTACTGAAGATCAACTGTGGAATTGTACCGTAACAGAATCTGCTGGTACATCACAACACTGGTGTGAAAATGGATACCCTGATTTGTGTGACTGCTAATGCATCCTAATGGTTACACTAAGGAGATGGTCAAGGAGATCTTAGGATCCTCTTGGCCACTATGCCTGAAGGTCACGAGACTGGTAATCAGATGAGAAGAAGGAAAGGTAATGAGATGAGAGCAGGGAAGAGACCCTATCCAAAGTATCCATCAAAGGAGTCAAGGATAGCAGACACTTCAGGTAAGTTTGATGAGAATGGACAATACATATATCCAGAAGGATCTGGATTTAAGTATAACCAATGGTTGTTAGATCATCCAGATTCAGCCGAAGCAGCATCCAGCACAAAAGTATCATGACACATTATCCATTTTATAGAGTATATGACGAGAACGGTGAGCAGTATTGTGACTGTGGATGGGAGAAACATGCACAAGAACTTATTATTCTTAACCAAACATGTTCTCTTGAAGCTGATAGGAAGGAGTTAACATATAAAAGAATAGATGCTCCCAAACCAATAGATCCAGAAACAGTAGATGTTAATGCAGAGACATTACCTGGTGATGCACAATTAAAGGGACAGAAAATATTAGAACACAGTGAGGCACAGGCTTTAGAATTTTAATATTGATTTTACAATTCTTTACGCATATATATTAGTAGTTAATACTCTATATTTTTATGAAGAGGATACTCCCTTTCATAATGCTAATGATGACGGCTCCGCTTGCTGCTAGAGCTGATATTACATCACGATTTGCTTCTAGCGTTCAACTGAGCGTTGGCGGTGCTCATACTTCAGCCGAAAGGATTGGATCCTCATTTGCTATTTCTGGTAGTAATATTGATACAACTGACGGCACAACTGCTGGTACAGTGTCTGCTGGTACAATAACTTCAGGTGTCTACTCACCAGGAACTATTGCAGCGACCCAAGACACTGCAGGCTCGGCGTTCAGCTTTGCCCAGTCGTACACTCAAGCTGATGCGGTCCCCACATCTGCTCCAACAGTAGGTGCTGTAGGTAATTTGAGTAACCAAGCATCCACTGCTGGTGGAACAGTTGGTAGTTTAGCTGGTCAAACATCTAGTGCTCACACATTTAGTTCTGTAGCAGCAGGTGGAGCTAATACTTCAGCTACGACTCAATTCGTAACAGAGGTTACTATAAGGTAGGTCATGAAAAGGCTTATAACTATAGTAGTATTGTTATTAGGTAGTGCTGGTGCTGCAAGAGCAGTGCCAGTGGTCCCCAATTTTCAGCAGGGCTCAATGACGAGCCATACCGAAACTGAATCTACAGTAACGGAAACAATTAATTCCATTGATTATAGGACAGGATGGGAATACTCAGTGACTGGGGTAGGCATCGACAACAACGGAGAGGCTTTGAATCCCCCAACATCAACATCGACAGTAACAATCAGCCCAACAGTAGGGTCAGGAGACGGAGCCCTAACAGGGTCAGTAACTTCTTCGTTCGATGCTTTAGACATGTCAGCAACAAACAATTTCACAATACACGAACCTGGTGGAGCCTTCCAATTCAGTCAAAGTTATCAAGGACCAGGTATGACCAACCAGACCCTCATACAAAGAGTCACCACCATAAAAAGCGTCACAGATACAACAAGCACCTTTACGCAATAGCGACTATAGGTAGTTTATTATCACCTAATGTAGCATTAGCTGAAGGTGTTGGTGGTGTAAGTGCTACTGCTAATCCTATCGCCAACTCTTCTGGCTCAGTAACTAACCAGGCAATACAGGTTTTACAAGGTCCATACGTCACTAACACCTACGGTAATGGGGTGTCATGTCAGGGTACGACTCTCAATATGACACCATACATTCAGTTTGCTGACTCAAGGAAAGATCCTTGGGAAGATTTTTATAATGAACCACAATATAACAATACTGACGTAAGTGGTAAGATGACTCCTACTTATGTTAATGTCAAGAACTATCCTTGGGAAGATTGGTATGATGATAGAACCTATACTAATGATGCTGGTGAGGAAGTAAGATGGTTCCCAGATGGATCAGATATTACTATCATTCAAGATGTAGATGGTGCTAATGGTGTACCAGATATAATTGATACTGGTGGTGAAATGACACCTACATGGTTCAAACCTGTACGTACTGATATGAAGGCGAACCAGAGTTTCAACCTAGGACTCTCTGCTACTCTATCCATACCACTCAACAGAGGTATGCAACGTAGATGTAAGGACGCAGCAGAAGCACAGATAGCATCTGTTCAACAGTTGACTGCTAATAAAAGATTAGATTTTGAGATCGCTCGTCTCAAAAATTGTGGTGAGCTCCTAAAGGCTGGTATCATGTTCCATCCAAATTCACCTTATGCATCTATATGTGCTGACGTAGTTGTAACTGCACCAGGTGGACAGATCATTCCACACGAACACCAGATACCACAACCTAAGTGGACTAACCCTTCTTCTTCAAAGGAGGTAGACCTTTCTTCTCTCGGTACTTCTCAGTCATCCTCTCAGTCAAGTTTGGACGGCGTTCCTCTTTCTTCCCAAGTAATTTTTGAACCTTCCCAATTACCTTCTTCACAACAGGCTTCACAGCCTTCAGGATCAGATCTGCTAGGGGTTTGGCAAATAGGGCGGATGCAGTCGCAACCGTAGCAATAGTTGCTGTAGTTGTTACAACACCTGCTGATGGTAGAAACTGTTCCACTGCTGGTACTGGTTCCCAGATGGTCTCACAGATTAATCCATCAGGTGTTAGTTTATATTCTTTAACTTGCTCATCACCCTTCTGATTCCTATCTCCTATACGTCTAGCATTAGGTGGAGGACACTCTACTTCGTCTGATCCTGTCTTTGGTATCTCAGGTGTTCCAGGTGTCTCAAAATCTGTATTTACATCAGTATCAGTATCTACACCCTCATCAACATCTTCTTGATCCTGATAGACTGTCTGCCAAAATAATTCTCTATAGTCATAGTCAGGTGGTTGGTAGTAAGGCATACCAGCATCACATAACGTAGTCTGTCCTTTAGGATCATCGTTAACTAGATTCTTATTACTAGATGGATCCTTCTTAGCATTCTCTTTGTGTACTGTTACACAACCAGGCATGTTAACAATAGGTGTACCAGCATTAACAGTAACTGGAACATCTATTGGCACTGCCTGTGGTGGATTCATCAACCAACTACGTGTTTCTCGAATATTAACATTCCTTATATCTGCAACATACGTATTACGAACACCTATAACTTGATTTCGTATTAGTGGAATTCCTGTACCATTGACTGTTATGTCAGGTATACCAAGTCCACGGAGAGTAATATTAGGTACATTATGAATAGGATCCATAGGTAAGTATCCATTTTATTCTGGAGGTAATTCCTTCTTATAATCTTTAGGGTCTTTCAATCCTTTAACAGGACCACTAGTTTTTGGCCAAGCATTAACTAGTTGTAAATATACTTCTTCTCTTACTACTTGACGTATCTGTTCTATACGTGCGTCCTCTCTTTTTTGAGGACCACCAGTTTGTTGGTCGACGACATGATTGCCGCCGACAAACGCACCAGTACCTACTACTGCTACTGCTGTTCCAGTTGATGCTATCTTTTGGATATCCATTAGCAACCCTTTAAGTCTGCTGCCATATTTCCACCAAGTTCAGCACCTTGATCACCACCAAACATAGTAACCCAACCAGCAGCTAACCATCCTACGAATGGTATACCTGATACGGCAGGAGCAGCAGCAGCACCAACACCACTACCAACGAGGCGACCAGTCTGTTCTCCACCTCCACGTGCTTTGAGGCAAGCGATTGTTTTTTCTGAGAGTTTTCCGTCTGGATTTGCAGCTGCTTGGATTGCAAGTGCTGCTGGATCAATCCATGCTGTCTTGGTTGATACTGGTCCTCCGTGGTGTGCTGCACCATCGGCAGTAAATTCGATAACTTCTTTAGTAGTATTATTAGCGAGTCCCAGAAACCCACCTTTTGCTTTCCTATCAATGGTAGTGACCATGGTCTTAGGATCGTTAGCTCTATAACTCACACTATAACCATCTTCATTAACATGTGCTTCATAGGAGTATTCATGAACTGTAATATCTGTTGTGCTTTTATCTCCATCAGCAGCTCCGTGCTGAAGGTCAATATTTTGATGTCTAACAAATTTATCTTCCGTGAAGTAATCTGCATCTCCTGCAGGTAATCCTTCTACAACATCTTTATCAAAACCCATTTCAACAAGTTCTGTTCTTGTTTTTGTTGTTCTATGACAAACAAAATGGGAAGCATTAATAGATTTACATCTACGTTCAATTAAAAATTCTTCTGGAGGAACTGGTTCTATTTTAACCTGTCCGTATAATCTTGTTCTATGAATCACTACATCGTGTAAAGCAATTTTATCAATTTCTTTACCTCGATCATCTGTTATGGCTTCTTCGTATTCTGAATGGTTTTTAACTTTAACTTGAGGATCTGCAACAAGATCATTAAACTCATCATCCGTTAATCTTGTATATTCTTCTCTTTCAGTTTTCTGAGAATCATCCCAATAAACTTTTAAGATTCCATTCTTTTGTATCAATGCATCTTTAAATGCAGAATAAAGAGCTACAAATCCATTGTTCTCTTTATAAAAAATATAATTAAGGTAATCGGAACATTGACGTGCCATTTCATCGTCTTCTGGTCCAACACCTTCACAATTAAATACATTATCACCTGATGTAAAGATTCTCATTAAAGATGGCATGAGACTTTCAACTGTATCTAATACATCATTAGAAACCACTTGAGAACGACCTTCTTGTTCGTTCCCTAATGGCATTCCTAGATAGTACTCCAAGGATTTTTTCCTTCGAGCAACTAATTCGCCTCCAATAAATCCAGAGGCATTATGTAATTCTTTTCCTAATACTGCTAATATTTCTTTTTCTGATTTCATACTATGTATTTCGTATCTACTTTAATTGGTTTATTCCACTCCGTCATATCGATGGGTTCTGCAACAGCTCCGTATCTAAATGCGTCAGCTGCATGGGAACACCAATCGTGTAGAGGTTTATTTTTAAACACTTGGTTTTTATCATCCCATTGTTTTCGATATTGTCTTAATGCATCTAATCCTATTTTACATTTTTCTCTATCGAAGTAACAATGTGGTAAAATATTTCTCACAGATTCAATTCCATGATCTACTTCTAACTTAGGAGCTACCTCAAAATCAATACCTAATTCATTAGCAACTTCCATTCTTGATTTG